CTCGGTAGCTGAAGCTATCACAAATACTGATTATTCAGGTGATATTTCTGCATTTGGTGACACAGTACGGATTGTTAAAGAACCTACGATTACTGTTTTTCAGTATGAAAGAGGTGCTGATGTAGCTCAGTCCAAACTTACCGACATTGAAGAAACCCTTACTGTTGATGTAGCAAACGCTTTCAAATTTAAAGTAGACGACATTGAGAAATCTATGTCTCACGTAAACTGGAAAGAGGTCGCATCCTCTTCTGCAGCTTACGCTCTTAAAGATGCTTTTGATGAAGGTGTAATAGCTGAAATGTTCGCAGGTGCTTCAACAAGTTCACCTGACCACGTTATCGGTTCTGACAGTTCTACTGCTGATTCTACTATGACTCATGCAACGAACTCAGTCGATATGCTTGGTTCAGATGGAACTGGTGTAGATCCCTTAGATCTTATGGCTAGAATGGCAAGACTACTAGATGACCAAAATATTCCTGAAGAAGGAAGATGGTTTGTGGCTCCTCCTTCGTTTTACGAAGAGTTGTCAGGATCTAGTTCAAAGCTCATGTCAGTTGACTACAACGCAGGACAAGGTTCTCTTAGAAATGGTTTAGTATCTAGCGGAAAGCTACGTGGTTTTGATATGTACAAATCTAATAACATTGCTTCAACGTCTAACGCGACAGGCAAAGTTATTGCAGGACATATGAGTTCCACAGCTACTGCACAAGCTATCACACAAACTGAAGTGATCCGTGATCCAGACAGTTTTGGTGACATCGTTAGAGGTCTTCACGTCTATGGCGCTGATGTACTTCGTAGCGAAGCTCTTGTAGCTGCTTTCTACTTAATCGACTAATCGTTAAGTAAAGAAAACAAAAACGGTGTGAGGGAAGGAAATTTTATGTTCTCCTTCCCCATGCTTAAAAAGAGAGAAACATGGCAGAGATAGGAAACGAACAAAGACCTGTAATTTTTAAAAATAAAAAAAAGGGAAACAGGAAGCTAATAAGTGCAAGCAGTAAGATGACTGCTCAAGAAAGAAAAACATACAATAAAAATTGGGATAAGATTTTTGCAAAGCCCAATAAAAACTATTCAAGACAAAAAGGATAGAACAAATGAGTTTATATAAAAACATGAATGCTAGAAAAGCTAAAGGAATAAGCAGACCTAAAAGTAAATCTACAATAACACCTGAAGCTTATAAAAACATGGAAGAAGGTTTTCCTAAAAAGAAAAGAAAGAAAGCATATGTTGGTGGAGAACAAAAAAGAGCAACATATTACTCAGGTGGTGGTGTTGTAAAATATAAAAATATAGAAGACAAAGTTAAGAAGTGTGATGCCAAGGCTGGCTTAAACACTATGAAGTAATTATAAGGATTTAAAATGGCTAAAGGTGTGAAACATTATTTTAGAAATGGCACTGAGTTTAAAGGCAACACACACAAAATGCCTAATGGACATATACATTCTAATAAAACGCATACTAAAACAAGTAAAAGACTTTATCATTTTAAAGATTTAAGTAAGACAGCAAAGAAAAAAGCTAAAGGTAAGAAATAAAAATGGCAACTACTTATTTACAAAGTACAAACGAACTGCTTAGAGAAGTAAATGAAATCGTATTAACCTCTAGTAACTTTGCAAGTGCAATAGGAATACAACAACACGCAAAGGATTGTATTAATAGAGCTTATAACGACATCGTAACTTCAGAACCACGATGGTCTTTTCTTGCTACAGGAGAAAGCGGATCAACGGATCCTTTTTATGGTAATACATATATTGAAACTGTTGCAGGTACAAGGTGGTACGAACTAAAGGCAGCTTCTAGTTCAGTAACAACAGACTACGGTGCAGTAGACTGGAACGATTTTTATTTAACAACAATAGGTGTAAGCGGAGCTTCTGCACCTTACACAAGTAAGAATTTAAGATTTGCTACGCTTGAAGATTGGAAAGATTTTAGAAGGGAGGCTGAAAACGTAGACGATGCAGACTCTCAGACTTGGGGAGAACCTAATGTGGTTTTTAGAAGCCCAGATGGAAGGAAGTTTGGAGTAAGTCCAATTCCTAAAGAAGTCTATAGAGTTTGGTTTTTTGCTTACGATTTACCGACAGCATTAAGCGCACACGGAGATGAGGTTGTGTTTCCTGATGTATATGTGCCTGTATTGATTGCAAGAGCAAGATACTACATGCATCAGTTTAAAGAAAACATGCAGGCTGCAGCTTTTGCACTGGATGATTATAAAAAAGGATTAAGACAAATGAAGTCTAATATGTTGAGTCCTGCACCAAAATATATAACAGACGATAGAGTTAGAGTAGTTTAATAATGCCAGCCAGTCAACCATATACAGTTCCTTGCATTGGAGGTTTATATAAATCATCAAACGCAATTGATTTATTAAGAACTCCGGGAGCAGCCACAGAACTAAGAAACTTTGAAGTTTCTACAGAAGGTGGGTATAGACGTATAAATGGTTTTACTAAACTTGGCACAACAAACGCAGTACAGCCATCAGGAAGCAGTGATACACTACTAGGTGTCACACCTTATGGAGATGGTGTTGTAGTTTGTGTAGGAACAAACATTTATTTTAGTCTTGATGGAATTACATGGCTACAGATAAACAGAAGTTCAGTATCTGGTAGTGGCGATAACTATTCAACCTTTACAGGTAGAAGTGCTTTAGCTAGAACATCGCAAGGACAAATTAGTTTTTCTATGTTTGATGGTGCAACGTATGATTTTGGGTTGCTTATAATAGCAGACGGAGTAAACGAGCCTTACTATTTTAGAATGGAAGGTACAGGTAATTTAAGTACTAGAACCTACTATTCAGGAGAAATTACTGTAAACAGTACTAAAGGTGTTAAATACGTAACAGTACATGACAAACACTTAATAGCTGCAGGAGTAGAAGATAATTTAAATACTGTTTACTATAGCGGAACTTTAGATCCGACAGACTTTACAAGCACTGGTTCAGGCAGTATTGTTATAGAAGATCAAATTTCAGGAATTAAAAGTTTTCGTAACGAGTTATTTATATTTTGTGAAAACTCAATATTTAAATTACAGAATATAAACGATTCTAATAGTATAACTGTAATACCAGTTACAAAAAACGTAGGTTGTTTAAGCGGTTATAGTATTCAAGAGATTGGTGGTGACTTATTATTTTTAGCACCAGATGGTTTAAGAACTGTCGCAGGTACAGCAAGAATTGGTGACGTTGAGCTAGGAACAGTCAGTAAAGCAATACAGCCTTTATTAACAGACATAGCAGACAATGTAAATAGTTTTACAATTAATAGTATTGTATTACGAGAAAAATCTCAGTATAGATTATTCTATAGAGACTCTTCATTACAACCGTCAGACCAAAAAGGAATTATAGGAACGCTTAGACCAGAAGGATATGAGTGGTCTGAGACAAGAGGACTAGAAGTTACAGCCATTGGATCAGGATTTGATAACAATGGAGTAGAACAAGTTTATCATGGTGCAAGAACAGGATATGTATATAAGCATGATAACGGTGATGATTTCGATGGTTCTACAATTTTAGCAAGATATGCAACTCCTGATTTTGATTATGGAGATTTAGGAACTTTAAAAACTTTACAGTATTTAAAAGTTTCTGCATCGGCAGAAGGTGTCGTTCAACCCAATGTTCAAGTTAGGTTTGATTATGGTAATACCGATATACCACAACCAAATCTATTTGACTTAGGTACGATTGATCCTCCTTCAGTGTTTGGAGATGCATTGTTTAATACTAACGTCTTTGGAGGAGCAAGGAATCCATTGGTTAGAATCGCATTACAAGGTAGCGGTCACAGTAATAATTTTACATTTATTAGTGAGGATTCATTACCACCTTACACAATAAATGGATTATACATAAATTACATGCCTTCAGGAAGGAGATAGAATAAATGGCACAAAGTTATACAAGACAGAGTACTTTCGCAGATGGCGATACAATCACTGCTGCATTATTTAATAATGAGTACAACCAGTTAGTCAACGCATTTACATACAGTTCTAGTAGTGCTTCAAGTACTGGACACAGACACGATGGCACAGCAGGACACGGTGGTAACATACACACAATCGGTGACTTAGACTTTTTAAATAAGATTGTTGCTGATAGCACTAATAATCGTTGGGGAGTTTTTGTTCAAGTATCTTCTTCTGCAGTTGAACAAATTAGAATTCAAGACGGAGCCATTGTACCAGTAACAGATAACGACATAGATTTAGGCACAAGCTCAGTAGAATTTAAAGATGCATACTTTGATGGCACAGTTACAACAGATGCTTTAGTAGCTGATACTGCTGATATAAACGGTGGTACAGTTGATGGTGCAACCATAGGAGCTAACTCAGCTTCTACAGGTGCATTCACTACTGTAACAACTACAGGTAATGTAGATGTAGGCGGTAATCTTACAGTTACAGGTACTACTACTTTTAATGGTGGTACACTTACATTGGGTGACTCGGCTGCAGACAATGTAGTTTTTGGTGCTGATGTAGATTCACACATCATACCTGACGATGATAACACATATGATTTAGGTAGTTCTACACAAGAATGGAGAAACTTATACATTGATGGTACTGCAAATATAGACAGTCTTGTAGCCGATACTGCTGACATAAACGGAGGAACTGTTGACGGAGCAATCATTGGTGGTTCAAGTGCAGCAGCCATTACAGGTACAGCCATTACAGGTACAAGCTTTGTAATTGGTTCAGCAGATATTTCTGAAGCAGAACTAGAAACAATTGACGGAGTTACAGCAGGAACTGTTGCAGCTTCTAAAGCAGTTGTAGTAGATTCAAATAAAGATATAGCTTCTTTTAGAAACATTACACTTACAGGCGAACTTGATGCAGGCTCATTGGATGTATCAGGTGATGTAGATATTGATGGCACTACTAACTTAGATGTTGTAGACATTGACGGAGCTGTTGACATGGCTACAACTCTTGCAGTTGCAGGCAATGTAGACTTTAACGGAGATTTAGATGTAGACGGTACTACTAACCTTGATGTCGTGGACATTGATGGTGCAGTTGATATGGCTACTACACTTACAGTTGGTGGTGAAATAACAGCAGCTAGTCTAGATATATCAGGCGATGTAGACATTGATGGTACTCTTGAAACAGATGCATTATCTTTAAACGGTACAGCAGTTACCGCCAGTGCAGCAGACATTAACCTTATAGATGGTATAACTAACGGAACAGTAATAGCCAGTAAAGCTATTATAACAGACTCAAACAAAGACATTACTGGTGGTAGAAACATAACCATTAGTGGTGAACTGGATGCAGCTACGCTTGATATTAGTGGTGATGCAGATATAGATGGAACACTGGAAGCCGATGCAATTACTATTGGTGGCACTACACTCGCAGAAACAATCAGTGATACTGTTGGAGCTATGGTTAGTTCAAACAC